AGAATCCCGGCAGTAAATTAAAAACTGCTGTGACTGAGGACAAGCCTTCAAAAGCAAGAGCTAAAAGAAGGAAGTCTTTTTGTGCGAGAAGTGCTGGACAAATGAAAAAGTTCCCTAAAGCTGCTGCAAATCCAAACAGTAGACTTAGACAAGCACGAAGAAGATGGAAGTGTTAGATGACTTTAAGTGAAGCTAAAAGAATATTAGAAAAAGGTTCTACGTATAGTCCAGCTATTGTAGAAGAAGCTAAAGAAGTCATTCAAAACTTCACAAAAAAACGTGGAAGTAATGTTATGAAAACAGAAAAAACAGCTAAAAAAGTTCAAATGGCATATGGTGGCATGGCAAATGGTAAACGTCACATGTATGTAGCTGGTGGCTCAGTCAAAATGAATCCGGGATTACTAGCATTAAAGAGCTCTGGACCTAAAGGTTTAGAGGCATTCAATAAGATAACTAAAGGAGGGAACTAGTTATGGCAAAAATGTCAGCAAAAGACAAAAGAATGGCAGATATGAAGAGAAGATTTCAAAAAACTTCTCCTAGTAAAAATATAGGTCAAACAATATCACAAAGACTTCTGAATGATATATTTGGTAAAAGTAAAGCTATGGGTGTGGATAGTGACCCAAAAGGCATGATGTCACTAAAGAAACCCAAAAAAGATAAAAAGACTTCTACTACTAAAGGCAAAGTAGATCTCGGTTTACAAAAAGCATTGAAGAATAAAAAGAAATCGTCTACAACAGGCAATGTATCTCAAGGTAGTACAATGTCTCAGAAAAAGGTTGGCTCTTCTACTAAAACTAAAACTGGTGGTAAAGTAAAAGCAACAGCAGCGAACACAAAGAACTATGCTTCAAATTTAGCTCTACAAAAGAGATTGATAAAGAAAGGTGCTAAAATTAAGGCTGATGGTATCATGGGTCCTAAGACAAGAGCTGCAATGAAAAAGTTTATGACATCTCCATCTCCAAACGTATCTAAAAAAGTTATGGTTGATGATTTTAAAAAGTCCAAAGTTAAAAAGCCTGCATCACAAACAGGTATTGACGGTGCTGCGACTACTAAAAAGAAGTCAAGTAAAACTGGACTTTCAACAAAAGTTATGTCTACAAAAACCCCTAAGAAATATAAGGGTACTAATATTACGCCTACTAAACTGCAAAGAGACAGAATGCGTAAGAGAATGATGGGTTCTACATAATTTAATGAGCTCTACTGAAAAAAAGAAAAAGAAAACCAAACGGAATTACCGTAAGGAGTATGACAATTATCATGGCAAAAAAGAGCAGATAAAACGTAGAGACAAACGTAATGCTGCTCGGAATATTGCTAAGAAAAAAGGGATTGTTAAAAAGGGTGACGGTAAAGATGTTGCACATAAAAATGGCAATCCTAATGATAATAGACCTAGCAATCTAACTGTACAAAAGAAATCTAAGAATAGATCTTTTGCACGGACTAGAACTGCTAAGAAAAGAAATCCATATGCATAAGGAGACACATAAATGGCAATGAAAAAGAAAACTAAGTATATGTCCAAAGGTGGCATGAAAAAAACTAAGTATATGTCTAGAGGTGGTGCAGCTAAGAAAAGCAAGATGTATTCACGTGGTGGAGCTGCTAGACGTAGATAATGTCTTATCTTATAAGTAACGTACCACATTTTAAATGTTGGGTACGTAAAGAGTTCACTTGTAATCATATGGATTATCATGGTGAATACCTTCACGCATTAGCTTTTGCAGTCAATACTATACCAGATAGATCACTAAGCTTTCAGGTTGTGTTCACAGGATGTGATGAAAAAGAAAATGTACACGGTGGTGCAATGTGGGCAAGAATGCCTATACAAGCACTTGTAGCAGATATACCTGTAGATGAATGGGCAGAACCAATGGAAGATCATTTGTGTCAACCTTGGGATTGTGAATCCAGACATCATAGTGTTATAGTAATGGACAGAGTAAGTTCTAGTCCGTGGATCTGTAAGATAGCTAACGAGTTTTATACTGCAAAATATATGTTTACTGTTGACTATACAGATAGTGACATAGCAGATGATCCAGCACAACATAAACAGTCACATGTTTTATATTTGTTGGATGCAGGTAAATGGACAGGCAATATTGTAGCTTTACCTAACAACAGAGTTAGAGCAACAAGTCCTGCATTATGGGTTACTGGAGAAGGTGCTCCTGATTTTATGCCATCTCAATGGACACATTCAGCAGAGGCACACGAATCTTACCTAGACCCTTATACAACATTTAATAATTTATATGAGGATAACAGTGGCAGAAAAGGCAAAAAAAGTAGTAAAAAAGGTAGTTAAAGGATTGCAGAAAGCATCCAAACTACACGCAAGTCAAGCTAAATCTTTGGAAGCTCTTGAGTTGAGAAAAGGTGGCTCTGCTAAAAAGAAGACTACAAAGAAAAAGAAGCCTAAAAGCAGAGTTAATGAAGCTGGTAATTATACAAAACCGGGATTGAGAAAAAGAATATTTAACAGAATAAAAGCTGGTGGCAAGGGAGGTGCTCCGGGTCAATGGTCAGCTAGAAAAGCTCAAATGTTAGCAGTTGCTTATAAAAAAGCAGGTGGTGGATATAGAGGTTAATGACTAAGAAAAAGAAAGATCCTAAAGTTGGCACAGGAAAAAAACCAAAAGGTAGTGGCAGAAGACTGTATACGGATGAAAACCCTAAAGACACAGTTAGCATCAAGTTTGCCACTCCAGCCGATGCAAGAGCAACCGTTGCAAAAGTTAAGAAGATCAATAAGCCATATGCGAGAAAGATACAAATACTTACAGTCGGTGAGCAAAGAGCTAAAGTGATGGGCAAGACTGAAGTTGTTAATATATTTAAAAGAGCTAAAGAACAATTAAAGAGACAACATGACAAAAGAAAATAAAAAAAGATGTGATACTTGTGAATGTTACGACTGTGACTGTGAAGATTGCAACTGTGACTGCCACGATGAAGAACAAGAAGACGAGGTGCAAGGAGCACCTATATGATTGAGTTTGTGCTTGTGTTTATGATGGGATTAAGAGTAATAGACCAAACACAAACCTTTGAAGACATAGACAGATGCTTGTATTTTGCAGAGAGGTTAAACAAGCAACCTTCAATACCACAAGAGGAAGGACCTAACTTACAAATAACTGCATATTGTAAACCCATAAGGAAAAGATAATGTTAGCAGAACTTGCCGCAGCAAATGCAGCTTTTGGAATAATAAAAAATTTCGTCTCCAATGGAAAAGAACTTTCAGGATGTGCTAAACAAATATCTGATTTTGTATTTGCAAAAGAACAAATAGAAAAGAAAGCAAAGAAACAAAAAGCCAAAGGTGTGGGAGGTTCTGATTTAGAAGAGTTTATGGCTCTTGAAAAAATTGCAGAACAAGAAAAGCAACTTAAAGAGATAATGATTTATGCAGGAAGACCGGGATTGTGGCAAGATTGGCAGGCATTCCAAGCAGAAGCTAGAAAGTCTAGACGTTATCAAGAAAAGATGGAACAAAAACGTAAAGACGAACTTATGGAATATATAGGTTATAGTATAGCTTTTATAGTGGTATTATTTTTTGCAGGACTAATGGCTTGGTTTGTAGGTAAATGGGTAGGAAGATTTTAACAATATGAGAGCACCACAAAGATCACTAGCAAAGTGGACAAGACAAAAATGGAGAACCAAAAGTGGTAAACCTAGTACACAAGGGTCAAAAGCTACCGGTGAGCGTTATTTACCTGAAGCGGCAATTAAAGCTTTATCTCCCCAAGAATACGCCGCCTCTACGGCTGCTAAACGCAAAGCAACTAGAGCAGGTAGACAAGTATCTAAACAGCCCAAAAAGATTGCAAGAAAAACGGCTAGATTTAGATAAGAAAAGGAAAGAATTAGATGAGAAAAGAAAACATGTATCTAGCAATAGCAAAGCCTTTTCTAAAGATTGGCAATTATCTTATGACGAAACACGTGATATGTTTAAGGCAAAGACAAAAAAAAGAAGGAAGTAAGAGGTTATAATGATACAAGCACTTATAGGACCTATAGCTAATTTAGCAGGTGCATGGTTTGAAAACAAAGTTGCCAAAACAAAAGCAGATGGCGAGGCTAAAGTTGCAGAGGCTAAAGCTCGTGCTACTGTTGCAGAAAAAGTTGCAGCAGGTGAGGTTGCATGGGAAGGTAAGATGGCAGATGCAACAGTGGATTCTTGGAAAGACGAGTTTGCGTTAGTAGTTCTACTAGCTCCCGCTATACTAGTCTTCATTCCGGGTATGAGAGAATATGTGCAAAGTGGTTTTGAGGTACTAGCAACTTTGCCTGATTGGTATCAGTATCTATTGTATATAGCCATATCTGCATCTTTTGGAATCAAAGGTGTAGGTCAAGCTGCAAAGATGTTAAGGAAAAAGTAATGAATTTAATAAAACTACAAGATGAATTAGCTAATGACGAAGGAATTAAATACGAGACATATAGATGTTCACTTGGACATCCAACCGGGGGAATAGGTCATCTTATTACTGAATGGGATGAAGAATACTATGGAGCACCTATAGGAACTAAAATACCCAATGAACAAGTAAATGATTGGTTTGAGAAAGATATAGACGTTACAATAAGTGATTGTAAAATTATTTTTGAAGAGTTTGATTCTTTGCCTGAAGAAGCACAACTAGTAATTGCAAATATGTGTTTTCAATTAGGAAGACCAAGGCTATCTAAATTTAAGAAATTTATTGCAGCAGTTAAAGAACAAGATTGGGAACTTGCAGCAGATGAAATGAAAGACAGCAGATGGTATAATCAAACAACTGCGAGAGCAGAGAGATTAATATCTCGCATACAAACATTAGGAGTACCAGTATAATGGCAGCATCTGATAATAAAATGATTGAGGCTATAGCTAAGATGTATCCAAAGCTTAAAAAAAGCCAAATCACTAATTTTGTAAAAAAGAAAAAGAAAAAACCTGTAACTGTAGCAAGTGTTACAAAAGTTAAAGTGGGTGTAATACCTGTTAAGAAAAAGAAAAAAACAAAGAAGAAAGTATAATGGCAAAAGAACTAACAGAAAAGCAACGTAAATTTTTAGATGTGCTCTTTGATGAGGCAAATGGGGATGTTACACAGGCGAAACTACTTGCAGGCTATGCACCTACCAGTTCTACGTCTGATATCGTCAGAGGCATAAAAGAGGAGGTTCTAGAGGCTACTCAAATGTTTATGGCACGTAACGCACCTAAAGCAGCAGTTGCAATGGTTAGTGGTATCAATGATCCCACAGAGCTAGGAATCAGAGACAAGATGACAGCAGCAAAAGAATTACTTGACAGAACAGGTCTAGTGAAGACAGAGAAGATGCAAGTAGAATCTACAGGTGGTGTTATGCTTATGCCTATGAAAAATGTACAAACAGAAGATGAACAATAGAAGTATAGGAACTTGGGAATTACCCCAACCAACAGATTTAAAAGAAGATGATGAGTGGATTAAAATACCACGTATAGCTAGAACAGTACCGTTTGGCTACATCCAAGATGAACAAGATCCTGAAACCCTTAATCCTATAAAAGATGAACTAGATAAATTAGAAATGGCTAGAAATTATGTTAAGCAATATTCCTATAGACAAGTAGCTAATTGGCTAACAACACAAACAGGAAGATACATTTCTCATGTAGGACTAAGAAAAAGGTTAAAGAATGAGCAAAGACGTAAGAACCAAGCTAGAAGCCTACGCAAGTGGGCAGAGTATGCAGAAGCGGCGATCTCCAAGGCGAAAGAAATTGAAGAAGAAAGAACAGGTGCAAAAGCCTATTCTTGAGTCTAAAGTCCAAGAGGTTGAAGATATAGAAGAACTACCCATTGAGCAAACGCACAATGTTATATTTAAACCAAATGAAGGACCTCAGACAGAATTTTTAGCAGCTGGAGAACGAGAAGTGCTTTATGGTGGAAGTGCTGGTGGTGGCAAAAGTTATGCCATGTTAGCAGACCCATTAAGATATATGAGTCATCCATCATTTAGTGGTCTGTTATTAAGACACACAACTGAAGAATTAAGAGAATTGATATTTAAATCTCAAGAGTTATATCCAAAGATATATCCGGGAATTAAATGGTCAGAAAGAAAAATGCAATGGGTAGCACCATCAGGTGCAAGGTTGTGGATGTCTTATTTAGATAGAGACGATGATGTATTAAGATATCAAGGTTTAGCATTTAGTTGGATAGGCTTTGATGAATTAACACAATGGGCAACACCATACGCATGGAATTATATGCGTTCTAGATTGAGGTCAGTAGCAACAGACTTACCAATATTTATGAGAGCAACAACAAACCCGGGAGGTAGAGGTCATCACTGGGTTAAAAAAATGTTTATAGACCCAGCTCCATATGGAAACTCGTTTGATGCTACAGATATTGAAACAACAGAGGTGCTTAGATACCCAGCAGGACATGCAAAGGCTGGTAAACCTTTATTTAAAAGGAGATTTATCCCTGCAAGATTATCAGACAATCCTTACCTTGCAGAGCAAGGGGATTACGAGGCAATGTTATTATCATTACCTGAACAACAAAGACGGCAATTACTTGATGGCGATTGGGATATTAAGGAAGGTGCGGCATTTACTGAGTTTGATAGGAATATCCACGTTGTTGAGCCTTTTGCTATACCAAGTAATTGGGTTAAGTTTAGAGCATGTGATTATGGTTATGGTAGTAAGTCTGGTGTTTTGTGGTTCGCTGTATCACCTTCTGAACAAATCATTGTCTACAGAGAGCTCTATGTTAGCAAAGTCCTTGCCACAGATTTGGCAGATATGATATTAGAGCTAGAAGAGAACGATGGTGGCATGAGATACGGAGTATTAGATAGCTCCTTATGGCATAAACGTGGAGATACAGGACCTTCATTGGCAGAACAAATGATACAAAGAGGGTGTAGATGGAGACCATCAGACAGAAGTAAAGGTAGTCGTGTAGCAGGTAAAAACGAGATACACAGACGTTTGCAAGTAGATGAGTTTACAGAAGAGCCAAGACTAGTGTTTTTTAATAACTGTGTTAATGTAACTTCACAATTACCAGCTTTGCCTATTGATAAGAAGAATCCTGAAGATATTGACACATTATCAGAAGATCACTTGTATGATGCATTAAGATATGGTATAATGTCAAGACCACGGTTTAGCTTATTTGACTATGACCCAAGAGGTGTTCCAACACACTCTATGCCAGTAGCAGATGCTACATTTGGATATTAAGGATATAACATGGATGAAAATGAAGAAATAATAGTAGAAAGTGAAGCAGTATCACTAGAAGATTCTGAAGACACAAATACTACTGATGTAAATACCACAAACATAATACCATTTGTTATGGAAAGATATTACCGTGCAGACGATTACAGAGAACTAGATGAACAGAGATGGCTAAGAGCCTACAGAAATTATAGAGGTTTATATGGCTCAGATGTACAATTTACTGAAGCTGAAAAATCTCGTGTTTTTATTAAAGTAACAAAAACAAAAACATTAGCAGCCTATGGGCAAATTGTTGATGTTTTATTTGCTAACAATAGATTTCCGTTGAGTGTAGACCCTACGGAACTACCAGAAGGAGTAGTAAAAGATGTTAGTTTTGATCCTAAAGAACCTGAAGAACTTCGTGGAAGCACTAGTTTATCAACCTCACCTTATGGCTTTAAAGGAGATGGTAGAGACTTACCTAAAGGTGCTACTGCAAAAACTTTGGAAGGTATGCTTGGTCCTTTGGAAGACAAGCTTAAAGATGTTGAAAACCTTAAAGCAGAAGCTGGTAAAACTGCCACAGCAGTTACGTTTAGTCCTGCGATGGTTGCGGCAAAAAATATGGAAAAGAAAATCCACGATCAATTAGAAGAGTCTGGAGCAAGTAAACATTTACGTAGCACAGCTTTTGAGATGGCATTGTTTGGAACAGGTGTTATGAAAGGACCTTTTGCTGTTGACAAAGAATATCCTAGTTGGGATGAAGAAGGCGAATATGATCCTACATTAAAAACTGTGCCACAAGTATCTCATGTATCTGTTTGGAACTTTTATCCAGATCCTGATGCAAATAATATGGATGAAGCACAATACGTGATTGAAAGACATAAGATGTCACGTT